GGTTTGAGACGCTGACACCTTGTAGGTGCCTGTGCCTCCCGTTGTTCCAGTTAGTTGCTCGACGATGCTGGTGCCAGCAGTGACACCAGTTCCTGTTATCAGCATTGACGGAAAGATAGACCCTGCTGAGATAGCCGATACCGTCAAGGTTGTCGTGGCGATCGAGCCTGTAAATGACGCGGTGCGCGGGTCAAGATATATGCCGTTGCTGTAATCGGTCGTGTCGAATCGGAAGTAGTACGCCACAGAAGCAGACCCGTCGGTCTGATCTGTCGTGTCCTGAAAGGCACCATAAGGTGAGTTGAGGAACTTCGCGCCGCGAGGCGAGAGTAGGGTCGAGATGACGCTACTGAGCTTCGTGAAGTAGGTACGCAACACGCCATTGCTCTGATCCACATAGGCGCGGTCGTACCCAACCGGGGCAGATCCAACGTCAGGATTTGCCGGGGTCTTCAGTTGCTGGTTTAGGTTCGTTGCCATCAGTCAGACAGGAATAGTTCTTTCTCAGCCTTGCGTCGCCGGACGAGTCCAGGCAGCTCCTTGCCGCCACCCTTCGTCCATTGCATAAATGCCTCGGCGGCCTCTTCCCATTCTCCTCGGTTCGCCTTCATCCTGATAGTGCTGCGCTGCAAGTTGCCTAGCCCTGCATTGAAGGCAAAACTAACCAGAGCGTCAAAAGCGCCTTGCCGGCCAGCACTACCGGGAACAAGTCGAAGAACACCACGTTCAAAAGTTTCGATACTGCGCTCGAATAGTTTATTGATCTCTTCTTTACTCCAAACACGATTGTGCTCCTGGCGTAACGGATACTCGCTGCGGATCATCCCTGTGTAGCCCTCTTTGCGAGCAACAGGTAGCCGTATCTGATCTTGATAAAGTACCTCTCCAAAACCCACAGTCCAAATCGTCGCCGGGCAAAGGTATGGCTTATTTCTGCACCCTTCAAAGCGGTGCATCAAGTCGATACCCTTCTGCGAAATTTTCACTTCTTGCCCCACTGACGAGACCCGAACCAAAATCCAATGATCCCGCCAAGCATCGCCATCTCATCGCTGGAGAAGATCAGCTCCGAATACTTGATGATGTCATCGACGCTCTTGATGAGTTCGGAGTGATTCCAGAGATAGGCCGCGAGGAATGCATTGATCGCCACCAGCTCAAGCACGAAGATGTAGGTCACGGTCGGCCTTACGGTGCCAACGTAACTGGCGACCCACTTGTGAGCCTTCTCCAGCACCTTCTCGTCATGCTTGAGAGCCGCCTCTGTCATCTGCGCCTCGGTCTGCATCATCACCTGCTCGGTGCGGATTTCCTCGATCTTCTGCTGCGCGGCGAAGCCTTGCGCCGCCAAGGCAAGCTCTCTCTCGCTCTGCATCCTAGCCAGCGCAAGCTCATGCTTCTGGTCAGCCTTGTTCTGGAAATACTCCAGCAGTTTCGGAAGACCAGAGATCAGCAGGCCGCCAAGTGTTGAGATCAAAGAAAGCATCGTTCAAACTCCATAGTAAGCAAAAGCCATCAGGACAGCACCGGCACCGCCGACCGCTACGCTGGCCCAGAACATCGGCATCATCACGGCCAGAATCGCAGCCGTAGACAGAACAATGCCAAGCTGCAAGGCGCTGCCGGCGTATGTGTAATACGGACTGCGCTCCTTCGCCTTATCGCGCTCTGCCTCCAGCACTCGCGCCTTGGCTGCGAGAGCAAGCATTCCGTCCTCGGGTTCATTACGCATACGCTGGACCTCGCTGCGTAGATGCTGCACCAGCTCGGCATCCCTCTTCGTCATATCGTCGGACTCGACCATATCGGCCATCGCGGCGCTCAGTACCGAGCGAATGTTCTTCGCCTGATACCAGGCCCAGATGTTGTTAGCCTGAATAGTATTGGTCAGCACCCTGCTGCTGTTTGCATTACCAAGCATTGTGTTGACGGCAAGCAGGGCAGCGAATGCCGTGACGGTGACCGCTGCCCTGCCCTTAATAATGATCTCAAGCTCTGATCTCGTCATGTCTGCGAAAACCCTTCAATGACGGCCCAGATCGTCGCGGCGATACAGGCTGCGGCGATCGCAAGCCCGCCAAGGATGATTAGCATCTCGTCCTCTTTGGCCTTCTTGCGCTTTGCCTCTTCCTTTCGCCGCCGAGCAGCATGGGCCGCGTCGGCCTCCATCTGCTTGGCTCTGGCCGTGATCCGCAGCCACACATCCATCTTGTTGCTCTGGAAGAAGAGCATCTTGACCTGCTCCTCAAACTCCCGAGCCTGCTCCAGCGCCATCTCAAGCTCTAAAGCCTTGCCAAGCGCGGAGCCTTTAAAGTCGCCCGTCTTCGCCTTCTCGACGACTTCAATAGCCTGCGCCTTGGCGTCAAAATACTTCCCCAGCACCGGCCCAAGACTCTGCACATCCTGGACAGTCGCAACCGCCTTCTTGACCAGGTTGACGGCGCTGCTTACAGCCGCCAGGGCGGTTATGGGGTCGATCATGTCAGCCGCCTTTGAAGTGTCCTGCAAACCAGGCCACGACAGCCCCGACAGAGCTGGCGATGGTCATGCCCATCCAGAAACCGCCTTTGCCTTTATTGGCAAGCTCAAGCAGTTGGTCTATTTGTGACTCCATCTTGTCGAGCTTTTTGTCGATGACCTCAAACCGGCGCTCGTAGTCATTGACGCGCTGCCACATCGCACCATACTTAATGGGATCGATCTCTGCCGGTTCCATGATTTCATTCCGAGGATTCTTGGAGTTGCTGCTCGGCCTGCTCTTTGATCTTCAGAATCAGAGGCCAGGCACCTGATTTCGTTGGAAGCTCACCCAATACATTGATGATGTATTGGATTTCCTCTTTCGTCAGAGTCAGATTCATGCCTGCCCCCAAGGAGTGCCGCTGGCTTGCTTAGGAGCTTTTTGGTCAGCGATCTGTGCAGCCAGAGCCGCCTCAGTTGCAGCCTTGTCCACGCTCTCCCAGACCCAAGCCAATACCTGCTGCTCGGTCAGGTTGGCATAGGGCACGGTGGGCTGGCCTTCGCTCCATGAGCAGGTCGAATAGACAGAGGCGCTGTGGTCGCCATCCACGGCAGTGGCACGCCAGTGCGCGGTGGTGACAAAGCCGTCAGAGGTGCGGCGGTCGAGATTGTCGATTGTCCAGGTGGTCATGGTTTTTCCTTTCAGGGGTGAGATGCTTTGTAAGCGTCAAACTCGGCTTTGATTTGTCGTTTGTAGTGAAACACATTAAGAACACTGTATGCATGTTTTGTGTTCTCAGATGCTGTAACCCACTCAAGATTGTCAGCACAGTTGTTTATTTTGTTGCCGTCTTTGTGATTTACCTGTGGCTTATTGGACTCATTCTCAATAAATGCCCGAGCCACAAGACGATGGACATTGTGATTTGACTTGATACCATCTATGCAAAAATTGACAAGCAAATATCCAGATTTACCTAAACATGGTTTCAACACCTTAGCTGGAGACCTGCGGATACCGTTGCCAAGTCGGTTGTTGACCATACGCTCTATTGAGCGCACATTGCCAAGATTACTTACCTCGTAGTGAGTTTCAAAACCAGCACATGGGTGCCATATTTCGCTCATTTGGCCTCCAATGCAGTAATACGTTCTGCCTGAGAATCAATGATTGCCTTCATATCTTGCAAGGCTTTAACAAGCACAGGGATTAGGTCAGCACGAACCGACTTGTAAGGCTCCTCGCCTTCAGGAGCTTCGTCCTTCCATGTGTCAATCATGTCCGGGAAGACCTGCTCAAATTCCTGAGCAATCCAACCACGGTCGCTTTTGATGTCCTTGCCTTTTCCAGCCTTCCAATCAAACTTGCGAGGCTTGAGCGCCATGATTTTGTCAAGGCCAACATCAAGGTCTTGAATGTTCTCTTTCAGACGCTGGTCAGAGATTGCGCTGATGGTGGTGTTGGTGGCGTAAACAGTGCCGCCTCCCCCAACATAAAAACGATAAGCAGACGCGCCTTTTGAATAATAAACAAATGAATAGTCTGTGTTATCAGACACTTGCATCGTTGATGTAATCGACCCGTTACTTTGCAACCTCAATCCATTTTGACTAGAGTCATCACTGGTTGTTTTTGCCACCAGCAAATCACCCCCGCTCGTGATACGGGCGCGTTCGGTGGCTCCCGTATAAAACTGAACTGTGCTTCCACCCAAGCCAAGAGCAACCTCAGAACCTGCATCATTAACTGCAACTAAATCTGCACTATTTGAGTAAGAAGCAGATGCAGTAAAAATAGCGTGTTTATTTGTCGCAAACTTGATGTCAAGTTTTGTCAAAGGCGAACTCGTCCCTATCCCTACATCACCAGCAGAGGTGATTCGCATGCGCTCGGTTGCAGAGCCGTTAGCAGCATTGGTATAGAAACCAAGCCTCAGTGGGGGCTGTTGGTTACTAGTAAATGTTCCATCGACTGCGGATTCAATGCTTACGCGCTCACGATATTGAGTTCCAGAATATGCCAGACTCAAAATTTGAAAAACAGAATCACCATTCACGACATCAGTTGGAGAGGCATAAGAGCCTCTAGATTTTTTAAACTGAACTGTTGCTGATCGGGCATCTGCTACAGCAGTTGTTAATACTAAGCCTCCATCACTAGCCGTTCTTCCTTGAATATTTCCAACAACATCTAATTTGGCATCTGGCGAACTCGTCCCTATCCCTAGGTTGCCGGAGGCGTCAAGCCGCATTTTTTCTGTTGCAGAGCCATAAACAGAACTGCCTGTCAGAAACGAAAGCGCAGCCCCCCACAATTGAACTGGATAAGCACCGCCATCAGAAACACCGAGGCCACCAAAACCACCAGAACCTGTGTTTCCAACTTGGATAACTGCCCCGCTGGATGTACCAGATAAACGCGCATCAAGTTTGTACCCCGGCGAACTCGTCCCTATCCCCAGCCCTGTGCTGGTCCATCGCCCCACTTCAGAATCATTCAGCTTAAATCCAATAGGATGATTAGATGCAGTACCAAAAAAGCCGACACCTGCGCTAGAGTCAGCATCGACCTCAGCAAACACCGTCCCAGTAGTGGCTCTAATTTGTCCAGAAACATCAAGCCTACGAACTGGCGACGCAACCCCGATACCGAGCTTCGTCCCATCAAACGTCAGCGCACTCCCCGAGGTCAGCACTTTGCTGCCGTTGAGGTACGTCACGCCGTTGGCGGTGCCGCCTGAGAGGGTCACATTGCCAGATGCCGACAAGGTGGTGAAGGCACCGCTATCAGGCGTCGATGACCCGATGGCCGTTGCGTCAATCGTGCTCGCAGAACCCGTCACCACCAGAGTGCCGGCCACACTCAACGTCTTCCCAGACCCAACATTCAAACCCACCGAGGTGCCGTTTCCAGCAGCCGCGAAGACCGCGTCGATGCTGTCCAGATCGGTATTGAGTTTCCCGCCCCAGGTGTCAGTTGAGGCACCGACCTCTGGCTTGGTCAGCAACAAATTAGTGGTAGTGGTATCGGCCATGTGTCACCTCATGCGGCAATTTGCCAGGTTTCAGAGTTTTCAGATATGGGAGTCCAAGTCTCGGGCGTGTCGCTCTGCGCGGCCCAGCTTGTTGCATCATCAGAAACCGCAGTCCAGACCTCGGATGTGTCTGGGATGCTCGTCCATGTCTCTGATGTATCAGGTTCTGGCAACCATTTTAGGTTAGCCGAAACTGTAAAGATAGAGTCTGCCGTGAACAGAACCTGCGGGAACTGATACCGGACTGCATTGACGGAAACCGAAGACTGCGCGTTGATTAAGACCGACTGGTTGACCACCACGCTGGTGCTAACCGTCATCGCCGCCCAGGCGTCAATCTCGATAAAGACCAGCGGCACCCGGATGGCGCTCACCGTCATGGCGCTCACGTCTGTGGCCGCAAAAGAGCCTATCGCGTACCGCACAGCCGAGGCACTCATTGCCGAGGTGCTGGCCGCCGTAAACGCGCCTATCGCATACCGCAGGGCCGAGACGCTACAGGTCGAGGATGCCGATACAGTCGCAGCGGCCACGGCCAGGCGCTGCGCCGAGGCCGACATCGAGGACGATGCGGAGACGGAGAAAGACGCGCTCTTGACGACATTGGCCGAGGCGGCCATCGTCGAGGCAGATGCAGCCGTGAATGCCCCAATGGCATAGCGCACCGCCGAAAAAGAAGCCGCCGAGGTGGCGGCCATTGTGACGGCGGCGAGGCTTACGCCATAGGAATAATTGCCCTGCCCATACGGGCCACCGCCGTAAGCTGCCATAACATCAGGTCAAGGTAACGTCCAGATCGCCAGCAGGAATCCGCAGCACGTCGCCGTCGTTGATGGTCCGCGAGGTGCTCAGAGCAGCCCAAGCCAGCATATTGCCGCCCGTAGAGGCATCAAAGATCGCAGCCCAGCCAATCGTGCCCCAGTTACCGCCAGAAGCCGCAGGAAACTCGATCGCAGCCGAGTTCGTGGCATTGGTGGGCGAGGTGCCTGAGACCGTGATCGTGCCGGTAGCGGTACGAGCGTAGCCGTTGCCAGATACCTCAGTGCCGCCGCCAGTGTCAGACGGGGCTGCGGTGAACAGGCCAACATACCAAGCCGTTGGCCTGGTGGCGCTGCCCGTGGTCAAAAGCCAAGTGAGAACCAGGTTCTCGGTGTAGTCGGTGAACGATGACATTTAAAACACTCCTTTATCCGAAAGTCCTGGCCCGCATCAGAATAGAACCACCAGAAGTCGCGCCGCGATCGTCGGCAACCTGCAACTCCTCCAGCCCCCGTGTATACATCGTTGCCCAGATGGTAATGCGATCATCATCCTTTAGATACGGGGCTGCCTGCATCAGCGCCCCGTAAAGATATACGTCAGGTGCTTGCGTCAAAAGCCAATTTGTTGCATTGGTACTTGATAGCTTGCTCAACTTTGCGTAATAGGTCAGCTCTGCCGTGTAGGTGCTATCAGGCACCGGCAGCACGCGAATCTGACCACCCACAATGCCGAAATACAGAGGCTTTCCATTAGCCAGGTACATCGTGCCCTTCATGGAGTCCAAGGCATCGACCGACTCAAACTGCAAAGGCGTCACTGGGTTCGTGTTGAGCTTGATTGACTTGGTTTCCAAGAAGTCAGCAGGAACCGCGCTGTATTCAGAGTCGATCGAAGCCGTGGCGCGCACAATCATCTGACGGGTACGCAGCGTCCTCTCAATCTGCGCCTCGGCCAGAGAGATAAAGTCAGGCACCACCGCCGTCAGATCGGTACGGTTCAGCCAATCCGCAACGGACGATTTCAGCTCGTTATAGGTGGTCAGGGCCATTACGATTCCCTCGCTTTTTCCAAATCCTTGATCGCCCAGGTGTGGTCGTGCTTGAACTCGAACATCCCAATATGACCGATCTCTTTCGAGACATCGTGGTCAATCCAGATTTTAAAGCCAGCCTCGCGTGCTTTTCTACAAAAGAACACATCTTCGCCGATATAGCCACGCTTGTCATGCCGCCAAGGCGTCTCGTACCACGGCTCGCTCAAAGCCTTGAAGACTCCCGCCTTAATCATCATCACGCCCATGCCGACTGAGCCAACTTCTTGCAGTCCGGTGCTCTCTGGCATTGTCCAGACCAGCTCCCGATCACCGTTTTCCTTGTAAATCTGAGCCGTTGGCCCCGTGGGCATACGCCGGCGGGCGCAGTTAGTCGCCACGATGTCCAGGTCATGCTTGAGCAGCCGCGAGATCATGTCCTGCGGGAAGCGCATATCCGAGTCAATGAACAGGACGTGAGAGCAACCCTCGCGCATTGCATCGAGCGACAGCTCGGCGCGCTGGTTGGCAATCAGCGTACCCTCGCTGATCTTGAGCGATACAGCATCGTTCGTGTTGAGGGTGTGAAAGCAGACCAGATTGACCAGGTCATAGGTGAACATGGTGTGCACCATGTCACGCGCCGGCGTGCAGACCGCGATGTAATTGGTCTTCATACTTGGCCCGGCCTCACTCGGAAATGACGATTTTCCGGGTCGTTAAGCCAGCGTTTCATGTAAGCCTCATCGTCGAGCTTGCCTTCAGCCTTCATCTGGTAGTAAAGGCTCAGAGGGATAGACGCCACGCGAGACCATTCGCCCCAGCGTGCGCGCTCATCCACCTGATTAAATTCGTCCTTGTTCTCCTCGATGATCGCAGTCACATCCTGCTGCGTCTGGATGGTCGCCTCATCCTTCTCATCGTCATAGTGCCATGT